TGCGGCTTTAAAGGGTTGCCATGAAGTGCAGAACATTGGCGCAGTAGAAACCTATCAGCGTAGGTATTTGTGGGTTACTGCAATGGAGATTGTGGAACACGATGCGCTGGATTCGTCTGAGCCGCTAAAGGCAGAAGAAAGCCTAAACGCCTGTATCGCCAAAATTAAGGCAAGCGATAGCCCTGCCAAGTTGCGGACTGCCTTCGCTACATTATATAAGCAATACGCAGACAATAAAAACATGATTGACCCAATCCAAGCTGCTTACAACGAAATGAAGGCTAAATTCAATGAAACTAGCGAATCAGCAGCCGGATAATGTATGTTCAGAGTGCGGAACAAAGTGGGGAATACACAGACCAAAAGACCACCATTACAGGATATGGGTGGAAAAGTGCGATGTGTGTTCCGATTTGAGAGCCGTATGCGATGTTTCAGAATATGGATATTTAAAGGAAGGTTGGGATGGTGGAAAGGAAATTCTGTACTAGTTGCCAGGTGGAAAGACCAGCTAGTGATTTTAAGCTGGTAAAGACTGGGCCAGTTAATCGGTGGAGATGTGGAGTCTGTCTTGCTAGGCAGGCCGAACAAAAATATAAAGGTAAAAAAAAATGACCAATAATTATGTGTACACAAAAGCAGGAACAGATATTACGATTCGCTGGGCAAAGTTGTATAACTATGTTCCGGCTAGTGAGCAAGAGTCTTACAAAAAGAAGTGGGCTGACTTTCGTGCGATCTGCAACCAGTCTGTAGATGATATTGCGCCTAAAGTAAAAGAGGCTGCTATTTACCAATGGAAGCGAAAATGATAAATAAACATTGTCTTGATGCGTTTAACAACTTAGAGAAGATTCCGTACCATCCGCAGGAATATTTTGCGCTGGGATGGAACGCTGCGATAGACGCTATGTCTGCTGAGTTTGCTAAAAAATGGGAAATGGATGAGCTTTCTGATGTACCATTTATAACCCAGCCAACTAACGAATCATTGGAAGATAAAGAATGAGCCGAGATTATTCAGAAGTATATTTAGATATTGTTAAGACCCTTAGAAGTTTCTATAACCACGAAATAAAGGGCAACGCAGAGGCAGCGCATAAGGCAGCAGTACGGACTAATGAACTAGCAAAAGAGTTGCTGGAGGCGGTGAAATGATTGAGCAAGGGTCGAGCGAGTGGTTGGCAATTAGGCTGGGCAAAGTAACCGCTAGTCGGATTACGGATGTGCTTGCTAAGGGAAAGTCGGGCGAGGCTGCCACTAGAGAAGATTACCGCACAGAATTGGTAGTCCAAAGGCTCACAAACGACCCAGGCGAGTCGTTTACTAATGCGGCAATGGAATGGGGTACGCAGACCGAACCAATGGCTAGAATCGCTTATGAGGCACAGGCCAATGTGTTTGTAGAACAGGTTGCGTTTGTAGATCATCCTACGATAGAATGGTTTGGATGTAGCCCAGACGGGCTGGTTGGCGATAAAGGGCTTTTGGAATGTAAATGCCCAGCTAGCAAAACGCATATTAAGTATTTGTTGGGTGGCAAACCGCCTGCAAAGTATGTGCCGCAGATGCAATGCCAAATGGCTGTAACAGGCCGTGAGTGGTGTGATTTTGTAAGTTATGATCCACGCTTGCCGGAAGATTTACAGTTGTTTGTAGTACGCCTTGATAGAGATGAGGAATACATTAAGGCGATGGAAGCAGAAGTAGAAAAATTCCTCGGTGAAGTGAGTGAGATGTATTCTAAATTGAAAGAGAGAAAATAATGGCTTATGAACCAAAAGAAGGTAGCGGATCGCTATTTAAGAATGACCGCAAAGAAAAGGATACGCATCCTGATTACACAGGCTCAATCATGGTTAATGGCAAAGAGCATTGGCTAAGTGGGTGGATTAAGGAAGGAAAGAACGGTAAGTTCTTTAGTATTGCGATTGGCAAGGAGAAGGAGCGCAGCAACTTTAAGGCCAAGGGCGATGACGAAATGCCTAAGCAATCTGCTGCTGATTTTGACGATGTCCCATTTTAAGGAACTGAGATGAAAAAGATAACTTTAGGTTTAGTAACATATATGTTACTTATGGGCGTAGGATATGCCTGCCAAACAACGACAGTTATTGTCAATGGCAAGATGACTACTTGTACGGTCTGCGGCAACATTGTTACTTGCTTCTGATATGCAACAACAAGTCACCGACCTGGTATTAAAGTTTCTAAGGCAGGGTTTTACGATTGAGCAGATAGAGAAAGCGTTTGAAACGGAACTAGAAACAATCCGTAAAACAGCGCCAATGCTAAAGGCTCAGAAGGAATCTGCTTTAGCCCCATAACCCCACTAAGAGATAGGCTGCATCCTTCACAAGTTTTCTGCTAGTTCACTTCCTATCAAACTAGCACCTATGACCACCAAACAATTTAATCAAGAACTCCATGATCTGTACGATCCCCCAGCGAGGGAGGCGGTGACGAAATGGGTAAAGATGAAGTGGGGGCTAGAGTGTAGAGAAAACCCTAATGTGTATGGAGTAGATTTGCTCGTATATAGAGCAGATAAGCTAGTTGGCTATGTTGAAGTAGAAGTTCGTAGCTGGGATTACTGCCACTATCCCACCATTCACTGCCACCAAAGAAAAGCGAAGTTATTTCAGCAAGATCGGCCTGTGCTATTTTTTGCACTAACTCAAGACTTAATCCATGCGTATTGGGCGAAAGCTGAGTTGATTGAAGGCTGTCCATTGATAGAGGTCAAGAATAGTGAAGTTCCTGCTGGCGAGTTGTTTTTCGATGTCCCAGTCAAGCATTTTAAGTATGTAGACCTTACCCAGCTATTTTGATACGGATGTAATCCAATCTTGCAGCGATACTAATTGGAGCGTGGTTTCAGCGCATTGTCCAATAAATACTGGGTCGGTGGTTTTTTCATCAACTCGATGGGCGGTGATGGTGGCGCTGGGCAGTTTGTTGGTGTCTGGGTGGCGCAGCCGGTCATAATAATGGCGCAAAGCAACAATCTTAGCTTCATATTCCCTCTTGCTATTGTCAGCGATTAGTTTGTTTTTCTGTTCAATCTGTTGATTGATTTTCTCTTGTGCTTTGGCAGATGCCTCTAATTCCGATTTAAACGCATCAAAGCGCTTCTTTTCGGATGCGTAACCCCGATAGTAGCCTGTGCCAAATAAAACGGCTATAAGCCCGATTATGGCGATTACCTTGTATAGCGGATTTATAAGCCCAAACACTTTTTATGTTCCTCTTGTCTGCGTTTAGTAAGACCTGCTAAGGGTTTACCCTTAAACTGATCCCAGCGTAGGATTTGATTACACGCCCCTACATAGTCTTGTGTATTTAGTTTGCGTACCAGCGTTGATTTGCAAAACGCATTACTACCAATATTATAAGCAAGGCTGGTATAGGCATCGTACTCGTACTGATGTAGCGGTACGGTTACGCAGGACTTAATTGCTCCTTCAAAGCCTTGGACATCCCGTAACGCAACATTGAGAGCTTTTTCTGGAGATGTGCGATCTCCCAATTTAACTCCTGTAGTAGTGCCAAAACCGATTGTAGGTACATCTCCAGCCACGGGAGTATAAGCATTTTCTCGGTATCCTTCGTGTAAGAGTAGGGCTACTAAGGCCGTAGCAGACAGGCTAATAGTAGCTATGTGCTTGCGTTCAAACATCCCGTTGAGCAACCAGGCGAGAAACAAAAGCAAGGGTAACGAAAACCAAAGATAGCGCAGCAAAAATGTTTTTAGGTATGTTCTCATGGAATAAAGGCAGAATTACCTCAATGCCTGATAGCACACCTGCAATAAGCATAAATCGGATAGACCAAGCCTTACGGAGTATCTCTTTCCAATTATCGTACAGCTTCATTTTTTGAATAGATCGAACACAAAGGCCAAAGCTATTCCAGCTACCAACCAAATAGAACGATTGACAACGCTAAAAACAGAGTCTTTACCAGCGTCATCTTTTTCTATTTCAGATACTCGTTCTTCTATTTTTTGTTGGCGTTCTTCGTAATGCTCAATACGCTTAAAAATAGTAAGCATCCGTTCTTCCATTCGAGCCAGGCTTACGACTGCATCCGCAAGTTTATCTAGTTTGGCCTCTATTCGGCTTAGTCGTAAATCTTCCATGCTGCCCTCTTATTATGGAGCTACAGGAGCGATTTCTTTTTGTGGAAACACTAACTGTAATACAGCTAACTGATCTACAGATGTGCAAGCATTAATAGCTGTTTCATTGTCGTTAGATGCTGTACGAATAGCGGCTCTTTCAGCCAATGTTTCAGCGCTTGCTGCAATGCCAGTTTCAGTAGCACGAATAATCTTCCAATCAGATTGAGATAACATAGAACCAGCAGTAGCTTTGCTTTGAGATACCAACATAACCTTGACTTGGTCAATGTCTTTAGGATTGTTTACATTGCCATCCCAATAGAAACGGTCATCCGCACGAACAGGGTCAGCTTCCCATACTAGACCGATAGCAGCCTTATCTTCTTCTGTAGCTAGACGAATCCAGTTAGCTGGGTATTGAATGTCGTTATGTATAAAAGGAGTATCCAGTTGGATAGTCTGAGTTCCGAGTTTAAAAGGCATAATAATTCCTATCGTAAATTATGTTATCAGCGCCCAAGGGCAAATTTTTGAGGCGTTTCAGCAAATGCCATGTAGATGTAAGTTGCACCAGAAGCATTAGTACCGCCACCAGTTTCTCTAATTTTTATGCCATTAGATAAAAAGTCAGCAGTTGCCGTTGTATTATCTTCAGCGACAGAAGCATTAGCATATAACTGGCCAGTCATTACATTATATGTATTTCTAGATGTATCTAACATTAACCAACTAGCAGCAGAATCTGTCCTTTTAAACATCACAAACTTGGGTCTAAACCCTGTGTAGACGAATACACCATCAGTAGAGCCATTACCTGTATAGCTACCAAACTTAGAGTATCCGGCTACTTCTGCAAAGCAGTAGGCTACATAGTCATATCCTGATTCGTTGTATCCAGTAACATAATTTGTTGTAAATACAGTTGATGTTGGAACAGTAATTGACCCATAGATAGCACCATCTGCTTCAGCATCTGTAGTATTTAATCTCAAATATTTATTTGCTGTGGATAAATAGTTATGATGCACAGCCCAGTTTGCATTTTGATTAATTCCTTTTGAAATAATCATTACTGGTGCAACACCTAATCCATGACCAACTGTTGCAGTTCCAGCAGCAGATAAAGTTCCAGCATATTTAACAATACTAAAACCAGCAGATGTATTAGCACTTACTGTAGATGTAATAGAACCAGCAGTATTGGATGACCCTGCTCCATTAGCATCCCAAGCCCATGCTACATAAGTATCTGTATTGGTATTAACTTGTGCTAAAGAGCCAACAGTAAAGCCATCAGAGTTTAATGCAGTTAATCCTGTGGTTTCTGTAGTTTCTGCGGTTGTTGTATTACTTTCTAATTGTTTCTGAACGCCTCGTACAGCATCATACAAAGCATGGTCAGCAGCACCATTTCTTTCTTTAATCCAAACTAAATCAGGCTGAAACGATAGCCCTGTTACATTTAAACTAGAGCCTGTGCCTGTGTATAACTTAGCATCAAAATACTTATTAGCCTGTGTAGATGCAGTAGCACCAATCGTAGGAGTAGGTAAGTTAAATGTGTTTAGTGCTACAAAGCCTGATGGTGGAGTGTAGGCGAATGGGCGCTGACCGAAGTTTACAGCTAAGGATGTGCTTGTTGTCCCAGCAGAAATAGATGGAAAAATAGTTCCAGTTAAACCGCTATATGCCTGTCCTTGAGTTGTATTGTTTTTGTAAAAAGTCAGAGTGCCAGCATCCATGTCTAGCGCAACGCCTATTACATCATTAGTTGTGTATGTTGCACCATAAGCTACACCGCTACCATTATTGTATTTGCTACCATTTGCGCTGTTATAGCCCCATCCGTTTGCATTAGAGCCAAGATATGCAGTAAGAGATGCGCTTGCATTAGCAATTCCTACAAGAATTTCATTGGCTGATAATTGGGTTACTTCCCAATACCACTTTCCACTAGAAACACCAATGGTGGATCTGTTTATTGTATTTGTAGATGAACTGCTAGAATTTAAATTTCCACCAGAAATAGACATTCCTGTATCTAAAGGATTTAATACGCAATAGTTAGCAGCAGTAGCACTTGTCAGCGTAGGTACATCTGTCATACTGTCGTATGTAGTACCACTTGTAAGGCTTACATTGTTTACTGTCCAGTCGTTAGAACCAGCAGCATCGTAACCTAATGCAGCGACAGAAGATGTATCTTCAAAGTCTAAATAGAATCCATTAGTGCCGTATGAGCCTGTGTATGCTTTAGGAATCCATACACCTGTAGTAGTGGATGTTTCACCGAATGAGGATGGAGTTAATTGCTGACCATCTACAAAGTTTGTTTCAGCAATATAACCATCAAAATAAAGAGAGTTATTATTATTTCTTCCAAAAGCATGAGCAGATGCTTGATTGATTCCTAAATCTGCATTTTGGCTAGGGTCATTAGATGTAGTAAATGATGTAATTTGAGAGCCGTTTACATACATTTTAATTCTGTTTGCAGCAGTAGCTTGAGTTGTATCTATTGCTGCTACCAAATGATACCAAGCTGAAGGGTCACGCAAAACTTGAGTAGACTCTCTCCATAATAAATCATAGGCAGTTAAAGCAAATTTATCGTCTGACCTTAATTCAATAGCAAAAACTGTGTTGTTATTTGACCCAGTTTCAATTTGCAATAAGCATTGTCTTGAACTTAAAGTTCCACGCTTTACCCAAGCAGAATATGTCCAAGTTTTACGATTACCAGCACTAGCTGGAGTTCTGTTTAAATAAGCAGAAGCACTAGACCGAAAGCGGAGTGAGCGAGTAAGGTTATATGCACCGCCTTGATTGCCAGATGCGCCAATAAGAGGCTGAGAGTTAATTACACTCATTATTTACCTTAACTGTAGTTTGCTGTAAATACACAATGGATAGAACCTGTAGTACGAACTACATAATCTATGCGGTCTACAGAACTGGCGGCGGTAGAGAGCGTTGGCGCTGTTCCTCCAATAAAATCGTATTGATTTCCATAGGCCAATGTTCTGCTACCTGTACCGTCTTGAACAATAAAGATAGAGCCTGACTGACCAGCAGTTAGGTTGGTAGGATTAGCTAGGGTACGGTTGCCGCCCAATGTAAGGGTAAAGTTGTTTGAATCAGCCATATCAGGCGTAACAGTAGCCCCATCGGTTAATGTGGTGATTTCGCCTCGCTGGCCTTTTGTAAAGGTCTGGGCTGTATCTATACCAGCATAATCTACGCCAATAGTGGCAGTAGTAAGCGCAGATGTTCCGCTACCCTTAATAATGCCTGTTAATGTAGAAGCGCCTGTACCGCCATCTGCTACGGCTAGATCGGTAATGCCGGTAATAGAGCCACCAGTTACTACGATAGAGGTAAAAGTAACGCCAGTAATCGAGCCACCAGTAATCTTTGGGGCTGTCATGGTATATGTGCCATCCCTAATGCCATCGCCAACATCACGAATCTGCGCCATCATATCTCGCATCGTATCGTTTACGGCTGATGGCAACATTCCCTCTGGAGCGCCATTAGGAGGTGCAGAGTTATTATCTGCTGGGGTAAGGGAGTATTTTGTGTAGGCCATGATTTTCCTTAATTATAACTATATTATGTTATTCTGATAAGCCAAAAGCAGCGCCATATCCAATACTTAGCGCTTTCTTTTGCAGTTCTTTGCTTAATGGCTCTACAGTTGTCGTAGATGCTTTTGTAAGCAGTCTTGATGCTAATTTAGGGTCTAGCATAGATTGAACTAACAATTCCCTAATTTGATCGTCTGTGCCGTTGTACAACCAGTTTAGAGGCGCAATAGTTTTATTAACGATTGGTGGTACTTCTCCAAACATTTGTTTACCAATAATGCCGCCAATAACATTGGCTGTAGACAGGTTTTTAAATGTATCTGATCCTGGCACTTTGCCGGAACGGTTTAAAACGCCTGAGTCTAAATCACGGCCTACCTTTTCTAATACCCTAACTTGCATTTCCGATAGTTGAGTATCTTTTGCGGTAGCACGAATAGCCCTAGCAAATGATGGCTGGGAGATCATAAAATCGCCAACATTGATTGGGTCGGGCGTTGTGGATAAAACCTTAGACCTAAAGGTTTGTGCCTCGCCCATGCGCTCAATGCCTTTACTAGCCTGTGAGTATTTTCTTAAATAGTCTTTATAGCCAGGCGCAGATGCGTCAATAACATCATCTACAGAGCGAATAACATTCTCTAATTGACCTTTTGCTTGGCTATAAGCAGATCCTTCTTTATCTAGTAAGCCTTGTGCTGCGGCTCGTAAGTCTTTTCTTACTTCATATAAAGACTCAACAGAATCAGCCCGATTTACAGAGTTTTTAGCAAAATTCATTGCATTGATTACTGTAGATCGTTTGCCAGCAGGAGAAGCCAAAATATCATCAATTTGCTTGTTTACAATTAACGCAGTAGCAGACTGGATTTGCTCTGGCGTTTGTGTAGATGCAGCAAAAGCAGCCTCACGCATAGGGGCAGTAACTTCATCTCGTTTTGCGATTGCTTGAGTTACGGCATCTTGATCTTTAGCCATACGGTCTAGGATCGTCATACGAGCTTTGTTTGCTTGCGATGCTTGTGCGGCAAATTGACCAGTAGTGTCCATTCCACGAATGGCAGTTTCAGCAGAAATAAGCCCTACATCTCGGCTTGCTTGTGCAGTAGTAGGTGTATATCCTCCTATTGGCGCTTGAAACTCCTCTAAACGCTGTGCTAGTCCTTGTGGTCTATTAGCTAATTGCTCTAATACCTTGCCGACAATCGCCTCTCTGCCACTTGCGGTAAATGGCCTTACAACCTCTTTGCCTGCTCTGCTTAATACTTGTGCGCCACCAGCCATACCACTAGGCGCTACCATGCCGCCAAGCATTGCTAATCCAGCTTGACCCATGCCGCCTACATCTGCGTATTCACGACCAGCAGCAGAGGCTAAAGCGCCACCGCCAGCAGCCGCAGCTTGTAAAGGCACATTTTCAGCAAAGAATCGAGCCAATGCTGGGGATTCTACTCCGGCTGTTTGTGCGGTTTGCATACTGCGTTGTGCTATTGCAGCAGGCGCAGCTACACCAAACCCAGCCGATGCTACATCTTGAGCAATCTTTTCTTCTTTTGTAATAGGCTCAGGCAGTCCAGCAGATGTAAGTAATGTCTGCATAGATTTACTAGCCATTGGCAGATTGCCACCAAACATATTGATAAGTTGGTTTAAAGCATCTCCAGCCATAAGTGGCAAACCAGCAGCGCCAGTAACACCTGCTCTAGCCGTTAGTCCTAGTTGGCGTGGGATTTGTTTTGCGGCTTCTGCTGCGCTTTGCGAAATTCTTTCAACAACAGATTCTTCTTTTTTTGTTGGCTTATCTACACCAGTAGACCGCAATGCTGCAACTCTAGCCTTTAGCTCAGGGGAGTTTGGATCAACATTATCTGGGATATTGTCAATCGTTATTCCATCTTCAGTTGTAATGGAATATGACATATTAGTAGCTTACCTTAATGTTTTTGCTTGGCATTTTAGCTGGTGCGCCTAAAGCACGATCAGCATTTAAACCAAAAGCAGACCCTTGTTCTGCAAGTTCATTGCGCTTTGAATTGTAAACGCTTGTGGCAGTACCAAATAATTGATCTGATAATTGTTGGAAATCTTTGCGCTGGGATGGTGTTAGCTTTTTACCGCTAATACGCAATTCTGCGTAGTTTCTAGCACGATCTAAAGCGCCAGATGCAGACATTGCCATAGCTAATTCAGACTCACGAACTACTGAGCCTGGATCAAGCAACTTCATAAACTTAGTAGCTGCCGCCAAATCGCCTGCTGGACTTTCAGATTTTAATGAGTCAGTAATTTGATTATAGGCAGATTGCATTTCTTGATATGCTTTGTAAACAGGCTCGGACTTAAATTCGCCCTTTAATTTCATTTCATTTTCAAAGCCTTTTTGACCGCCAGTCATGTCTAGTGTTACTTTTTGTGCTTTTGCTGCGGACTGATCCATTACAAATTGCTGGAATGTGCCTTTATAACCTTGGCCTTGAGCAAACTGATACTCTTTTACTGATGCTGGCGCTGCCTCTGCTTTTGGAGTTGTTAGCTCAATAAACTTGCCTGGATCTGTTTGGCGTAAGAAGTCTAGTGCCGCACGATTTGCAACCGCAGGATCAACAACTCCAGTCATGGGTAGATTGCCACGCATCGCACCAATAGCTTCTTGAGAGGCCATATCGCCACCAAACTCAGGGCGAGAAAGCATTTCTAACTGCGATCCTGCTCCTGTAGCCATTGGAATAGCTTGCGGTTGCATAGTAGTAGCGGCAGCAAGAGCATCCTCATAGCGTTTACGAGCCTCTTGCTTTTGCTTATATTCGCCTAACTGTTGAGCCGCAAGCATTTGCTTTAGCGTATTGTCAAACGATGACTGATAGCCACCAAAGCCTGCGCCTAATGCGCCAGCCAAAGCCTGACCTGTGCCGATTGGTCTAGGTTGTTGGCCTGATGCGCCTAGCAAAGCAATTAAAGCGCCAATGCCGCCTTGAGTCAAAGCATTGCTTCGCATTTGCTGTGTTTGTTGCGGACTTAGCGCATTAGAGTAATCTGGCGGTGAGCCTAATATTGCGGAAATAAAATCTTGAGCCATAATTTATCCTAGTAAAGATGTTCTACTAATTTGCCTTGGTGCTAGTAAATCTATAATTGGTCGGTAATCAACTTGACCTCTTGGTGCAAAAGTACCGCCACCGCCTGCCATTTGTGGAACAGGTTGCTGTTCCTGCCCACCGCCTGCTAACAAACTAAGACCGCCTCTCATGCCTAACTGACCTAGTGGCGTTTTAAGTGCATTGCCAAGGCTAGATAAAGCATTACTAAGTCCTGATGCTGGAGCAAAGCCATCAATACCAATAGAGCTTGCCGGAATAGCGTTACCAAAAGCATCTACGGCAAATTGACCTGGGCCAGCAGCCATATAGGTAGCGCCCATAGTTGTGCCTAAAGTGCCGTTTCCAACCAACACATTTGCTGGCAATGCTCCAGTTAAGCCTACGCCTGGAATAGCAGTAGACATACCGCCTGCAACAGCACCAGAACCAGTAAGAGGTGGCGTTAATGTGCCAAACGCAGAAGGTGTATATGGTGCAGCACCAGGAATAGTTGGAAGCGTAAAATTAGCAGTATTTAAAGCGGATGCTATTTCTGGGGCAACTGAAAGAGCGCCTGGCAAAGCAAATGAAGCGCCTGTAAATGTGCCTGGATTTAATCCAGCAGCCAACATATAAGCCTCTAAACTACCGGCAGCAGCCCCAGCCCCAGCAGCCCCAGCAGCCCCAGCCCCAGCCCCAGCGCCAGCGCCAGCAGCACCAGCACCAGCTAAATAAGGCGCAGCAAGAGCGCCGCCAGCTAAAAGAAACGGAGCAAGGTATCCGTACTGGTTAGCAAATCCAGCTAACCCACCTTGTTTTGAAGTTGGCGTAAAGTGTTCAAAGTTGCCGACTACATTTTCGTAAGCCTTATTTAAATCAACACCGCTTTTTTGAGCGTATTGCAATGCTTCTGGAGAGGATGTAACTGAATTTGCAATCCACGCAAACGCATCAGGATCACGATTTAATAAATTAACATTAGCTTCCAAAGTTGTGGCATCAGGAATTCTTCCTAGTGCGGAAGCATATAACTGAGTAACGCTACCTGCAAAATTGTTAGGATCGTTTGCTCTTAACTCTGGCGAAATATTAGCTACTGCTTTACTTTGTGCTTCTTGGCTTGTGCCAATCTGCCGAGCCACTTCACTAATGTCGTAACCAGCAAGCAGTAAGTTTTCCCATCCTTTAGCGCCAACATCAGGACTGCGACCTAAAATGTTTTTGTATAAGTCTGCTACTTGTGCTTTTGCTTGTGCATCACTTATTGAGGGCGAAGATGATGAATATGATGGCTCAGATGGTGAATATGAAGGAGCAGCAGAAGGATTTGCTGTTGGGCTTGATTGCGCCTCTTGAGATCCAGCAAATGCGCCAGCCAAGTCAGACGCACTAATAGCGCCTGATTCCAATAAGCCTAAGTTGTAGGCTAACCCAGCAGGGTCAGGCTCTCTGCCTAGAACCTGTCTATACAGGTCGATTACATATTGTTCATCCATTTAGAACAGCCTGCCTAAAGCACCGCCAGCCAATGCGCCCAACGCAGGCGCTCCGTAACCACCACCAAAA